TATAACATAAGGCAATCTTCCATAGCCCCCGCCAATCTCAACTATTGTTTTTATCTTGTCAAAATCTATATATTGAGACAGTAAATAATATTCTCTTATCGAGCAACCTAAATCTATTGATACCCGTCTGCCGTTGCATAATAGGATAGGCGGATTGCCTATAATTGGCTCTTCAAACCTCTTTAATAACTCTTCAGGTATTTGTGCATAAAGCATTTCCCATAATACTTCTATTGATTTTAAGACTTTTTCATAATCCATATCGTCATTATAAATTCTTCCTACTGAAGCCTTAAAATTCTCATACCCATATTCTTCCATTAAAGCGTTATGGCTTTCATTAAGTTTTTCCCAGTATTTAGATATGGTTGTCATTTTTTAAATAATAAATGGTAATCTCGTAACGGTCTAATATCGAAATTTCTTACTCTTACTAAATTCTTAAATCCCAATTTTTCAGCTTCTTCAATAAACGAATCCATATCCCACATAATATAATGTTGACGCAATACCCAGTTAGTCCACATATTGGGATTATCCCAAGCCACCATAAACGGGTCTGGCATAGCGACAAACAACAACCCACCGTCATTTAACATGTCAAAACACTTCTTTAAACCTTCAAGCGGATAATGCAGATGTTCAAAAAAATGGTTAGCCCATATAACGTCAAATTTTTCGTTTATCGTTTCTTTATCAAAATCGGCGACTATAAATTTACACTTTGAGAAATCTCTCTTTACTAAATCAAGCCCAGTAACCTCATAGCCTCTATCTGTGGCCGATTCAGCTAAAAAACCTACTACGCAGCCAAGGTCAAGGAATTTCTTACCACCATTACCAAGCTCTTTAAGTTTTCCTTCATAGGCAGAAAACAACTTCTCTATATCTTTTTTATACCTGGTGCGGTAATGATTGGTCATATATTCATAATTGTAATAACTTTCTATTTCTATATTTCTCCAATCCGTATACCAAATATTCTTGCAATTACAAAATGAATAACCTTTATCCGGAACAGCCATCGCTGATTCAGAAACAAAAACATTTCCATTAACTACTACCAGATTTTCCTGATTACAAAACGGACACTTCTGGTAACACCACGGTTCGCACCGTATCAATTTTTGTAATACGCTCATTGTATGCTTCCTCTACTTTAGACATTATTTCGTCTTCATTAAATGACACTACGCACGCGGGAACACCATCTTTAACGGGGCAACCATAATACTTCTGCGGTGATTTATGACACGGTGAACAATGTATATCAGACTGAACCCAGTAAGCGTTCTTTGCATATTTGATATGGTTATCCCAACTTGCGGCGGTTAATAACTGAAGTGTCGGGGTATCCCAGGAATGAGCAACGCAGACAAGCCCAGTTTCAGGGCTGATAACAAAATCAAAATACTTTGACATTAAAGCTACTGTCCTGAAATTCCACTTATCAACTTTTGATATTATTCTTTCGTGAGTAAACTCTTGAGGTTTACAGTCTTTATCCCCTGTTAAGACAATTAAAGACGTGGGGTATTTATCAAGTATTTTATTACATATAGACTGTGCCTGTTCAAACCTTTTGTGCATTGATGAACCCGATAAACAGACAAGGATTATCCAATCAGCATTATATCTTTCTTTAGTTTTTTTAATCCATTGCTTAGCTTCATCGTGGCATTTATCTGAATAATATAGCTGCCCCCTTGTGCCAAAATAGCTTTCAGGCAACCCGCAGGCTTCGGTTTCTACGTCATAATAATTCATCTTGCCAAAACGTTCCCTGCGGTATTTGTTATTCCTGTAATATCTATGGTCTGCCTCAATAACGCAATAATTAAGTTCTATCGTCTGGGTAAGATTAAAAAATAAATCATATTCATCTTTTCCATAATTCCATCTACAAATTAAATCATCTAATAATATTTTTAAAGGAACGACAATAAGATTATCTATATAAGGGTTTCCGTATAATATTTCAAATCCTCTTTCGCTCGTCTCAAAATCAAGTTTATCTACCTTATAATATTCTTTAATCAGCTTTGGCAAATGAGCGCAATGTAATACATCACCATACGCCGCTATTCTGCTTATCTTGCAAGTCTTCATAATAAATACAGTGTGGCGTTTTTATGGAACGCCACCAAACCATTACCTGCTAATTGTCAGACACATCAAACAACTCACGATACTCAATGCATACTTCACAAGTCTGGTTCGGGTCTGCCGTTGCAGTCCCTGAAACCAATGTAAGATAATCACCAGACGTGCAAGTGCAATAACCGGCTGTCGTAACCAATGTTCCTTTTACGATAGTTCCGGCTGTTGCATTTGTAGCAAAAGTCATCGTGGTCAAAGCAGTAGAATTTTTATCCACCGCCCAAGCAGATGTGCTGCCACTACCGGCAACCGCGGCAATAGCGTAAATCTTAGTTATCTGTATCGGGTGAAATACGCTAATGTTTTCAAGTATCGCTGCGCTTCTTGTTCCGCAGGAATACCTGCCGAATTTCAACATCTTTTTAGACCCATAAGAAGGGTCTGAATAGCTTCTTCCTTGGTCTGCCATAATTTATCCCTCCTTAGAGTGATGTTACGTGAACAATTCGGCCTTCGCCGTCACCTGAGTAATCCCAGACAATCTGGAATCCAAGCAAACCTTCACGAACTGCATCATCACCAAAGAACACTGATTCACCATAAACCGAACTTGAACCTATCGTATTTACCAACACATTGGTTTCCTCAATGTGACGGCATTTGTAATAAGTTCCTACCTCTCCGGTAAACAACGGCTTCATTGTCGTCTGAACCGCTTTTGCTTCAAAGAAATCATACAAGCCACGGATAGAATTGGTTGAATGAATAGCTATATAGTTATCTCCGTCATAAGCAGGGATAAATAGCTTCTTCATCTGGTCAATAATATCGCGGGTATTCTTGTCTGATAATGAAGCTGCCGCAGTTGCTCCTGCTACTCCAGCGTAACTGAAAGTAGTTGTAGCCGTATTAGTGATTACAGCTTTAATGTCTGATGTCTTAAACTGTGCCGCAGCCGCGCTATCCAAAACCTTAGCCATATCATTCCTAAGAACAACTTTAATATTCTCAGGAACGGTAATGTCGGCTAAAGTTTGTAACTTAAGTGTAAAAGGAATTGAATTGCCGTATTCAAGCAATGTCAAACTTCCCTGTGTAATCGTAAAATTTCTCTTAGGAATTGTATCTGTTTCCGTAAGAGTTCCGCCCGCTGTTGAGATGTTAGAAATCTTGTCAAAGTAAACCTTCGAACCACGGGATTTACCTGCGGCAGGCTCTGGTTTGACAAATTGTCTAAACTTCATCAAGGGCTGTGAACGATGCCTAATCTGCTTGGATAATTGGTCATTTGTTAAATAACCACCCAAGCTAGAAGTAGCAAAAATCTGTTGGCTCATCTTTTGTCCTTGTTTCTAATAATTAAGTTCCCATTTTCTTCAGCCGGTCAGCTTCACGTTCTTTTATATAATCAGAAAAAGAATCCTCAGATTTAGTCTCTTTAGCTTTTACTGTTTTTTCTCCAGATGGGGCTGCAAGA